GAACCAGGAGCGCTGGAACGACGAAGAACCCCCGCCAAGCAATCCCACCCCTCGGAAACCCCATGACCGCCCATCTCCCGACGATCGCCGTGCAGCCCGCAACGGAATCTGGGCTGACATTGCTGACGAAGAAAGTGGCCAGGGAACTCGCCTGCTTGCCGGAGCGGGATGAGGTGGTGCGGGAGTGCCAAGCCGTGATCGCAGCGGCTGAGCCCGCCCCCCTGGACGCCTTCGCCATGGCCGTTGAACGGCTGGCCCTTCACTACCCGGAAAGCCGTCTGACGCCGCAGGAGAGCCGCATGGTCCTGGCCGACTGGCGGAGGCTCCTGGGCCACCTCCCGTCCGACATCATGGCCGCTGGCGTAGACGCCTACGTCATGAGCCCGGCGCGGTTCTTCCCGACTCCTGGCCAGTTCGCGGCCCTGGTCGATAGCCCCTGGAAGATCCGCCAGATCCTCGCCAAGCGCGCAAGAGACGCCTTGGACCTCATGAACCGGTCCGCAGCCTAAGCCCTGAAAGGAAACGAGATGAGCAACATGGCAATTCGATGGAGTGGCGAGAACGATCGCTACTTCGGTCCATTCACCTACGCTCGGGAGCGTCGCGGCTATCGGTCCCTGGCTGTCGTGCTGGGGTCTGGCGACGGTGACGACTACCCTGGCTGTCGCCTGCGCCTGTCGGCTTTCGGGCACACGCTGATCATCGCTCTGCCGCCGATCATCCGCCCGCACGCCACCCGGCACTATCCGAAGTGGGACGCCGCTACCGTGGCCCGGCTCGGTCGTGATTGGTACGACGACTTCAGCGAGCGCGAGTACGGGTTCACCTACGGCGAGGGGTTCCTGAACGTCAAGTTCGGGCGCCAGACCCACGATAGCTCCACCGAGAAGAACTTCGGTTGGTTCCCGCCCTGGACGCAATGGCGCTTCGTCCGCCACAGCCTCTACGGCCTGGACGGCTCGCTGTTCGCCGACTTGCCGCACCGGGCGCGCTACGGCTCACCTGAGTATGCGGAGAGCCGCCGCCTTGAGGAATCTTGCCCCACGGCGACGTTCGCGTTCAAGGACTTTGACGGCGAGGAGCTGACCGTCACCACGAAGATCGAAGAGCGCGAGTGGCTGTTCGGCGAGCGCGGCTTCGCGTGGCTGTCGCTGTTCCGCAAGCCGAAGGTGCGTCGCTCTCTGGACCTCCGGTTTTCAGACGAAACGGGCCGCCGCAAGGGCTCGTGGAAGGGGGGCACGATTGGCTCTGGCATCACCCTTGAGCCCGGCCAACTGCACGAGAGCGGCTTCCGCCACTACTGCGCCGACAACGGCATGGCCTTCATCGGACCTGTGGACCCCACCCAATGACCTGGACCGAATGGAAGGGCGGAGAGTGCCCGGTAGAGCCTGAGACTGTGGTGGAGGTGAAGACGCGCAAGCCGGGAATGACCATCACCGGCCCGGCGTCGTTCTCGCTCCTCAAGTGGGCTCACGAGGGCGACTCCTTCGACGTGGTGGCCTATCGCGAAGCCGAGCAGCCGAAGGCCAAGGAGACGCTGCATGAAGCCCTGCGTCAGTGCGGCTGGGTAGTCGTCGCCGTCGCCATGATCGGGGTCTGTGGCGACATGATCCGCGACACCTACAACGGCGAGGTCAAGTGGCTGGCTTCCGGCTGGATCATACTTGCCGTCGCCTGGACCATGAAGAAGTTTGCCACCCGCACGGCACGGAAGGAAGCGAAATGAGCGACCTCAACCACGGCCAGAACGTCACCTACACCGAGGCCGAAAGCCTCATGGCCGCCGCCAGCGCGATCCCCGAAAAGCCCTTCTCCACCCGCATAACAGAAGCGGAAGAGAAGGCGTTGGAGGGGCTGATCACGTGGCTTGATGGCGAAGCTCTGAAAGAGCTTAGGGCCTATGGCCAAGTCCTTAAAACGGATGGTGTCTGCGGGCTGGGCTCCCGCCATCTTGTCCACGCGCAGGCCTACGCCACCGCAGCCGCTCTCGCTCGTGACTATGCACGGAAGGAAGGGTGATGGTCAGCTACATCGTCACCGGCTATCGGCGCACCGCCGTCATGATGACAGTCGAGGCTGGATCCGAAGAAGAGGCTATCGAGAAGGCCAAGGCCGGAGAATACACTTCTGCCGACACCGAGCCTGACGGAGACATTCAGCTCTCGAGGTGGACCGCCCAACCCTCAAACACAAGGGAGGGGTGAGCATGGCCGTCCGCACCTTCACCGGCACGTTTCGCGACCGCTCCGGAGCATCTCGCGTCTTCCGTCTTGAGGCCGAGAACCATGACCAGGCTGAACGGTTCGCCCGCGACCTGATCGCTTCCGGCGCCAGGATCGACGGGGAGCTGATGGATGAAACCGAGGTCGAGACCTTCACCGAACAGGGGAGGGCGCATTGACCGCAGCGCCCGGCGTGATCCCCAGCGCGAACCACTCTACAATCCAGGCAGAGGTAAGCCGATGACCCGCCGCAAGCACAAAATGCAGCCCGCCCCGGTCCCCGCCGGTGACGTCATGGAGCTGCCCGCCAACGAACGCGGCGCCCCGCCCGAGGTGGTTGCGCAATACGATCGTGAGCAGGCCCGCCTTATCAACCCCCTGGCCAGCGACAAGGCCCGCGAGCAGGCTCGGCGTAACCTGGAGAACCTGGAAGCCAACCGGGCGCGTTGGGGCGAGAAGGCCTGGCAAGAACGAGCGGCGGCCGAGACCGAAGGCCTGGCCAAGGCGCGCGGCGAAGACGTGGCCCGTGACGGCGGTCGGATGCGGATTGTCAGCCGCGATGGCCTTTACGCCGCCGCCCGCGCCCGCGATGGCCTGACGCAGCGCCAATATGAGGTCGGGGCGCGATACCGTGCGGGATGGCAGGCGCGCTCTGCGGACGTGGGAAGCCAACTTGGGGCCGTGAGCGAGTCCAGCGCCGGCCACGACAACAACCGCTTCGTGGCGGCCCGCGCCCAACGCGCGATCAAGCTGCAGATCCTAGGCAAGATGGAGCGCGCCGTTGCGGTCCAATGCAGCTCAGAGCCTGCCTGTCTGCAAATGCTCCGCTGGGTTGCCGGGGAGGGCCATTCCCTGGCCAGCTTTGGCGAGGGCCGGGCCTACGAGCGCAACCTCCGCGCCCTTAAGCGAGCCCTAGACGTAGCGGGCACGGTGACGTGATGCACTAGATGTTGACGCGGGAAGGCCAAGGTGGCATATCGGTCATGTCGGCGCTTTGCGCCCGTGACCAGAGCGTCACCGCTTCTTCAACCGCGACCCATAGGCCGGCACCTCCCGCCCCACTGGCAGATCCACCTTCACCCGCTCCGGCGCATCCAACCCCAGACGCAGCAGCGCGATAAGCGCCGCGTTCCGGGTCATGCCCCGACCAGCCGCCCAGCCTTCTACAGCCTCCAGCACATCAGCCGGAGGTCGGAACGATAGGGGCGGGGACTTCGGTTGAGCCATGGGGATGTAATACATCCTCTCGCGCCCGAGAGCACCCCCCCCTTCGCGCCCAGCCCAACGCCTCAACATCCCAGAGGCGAGACCATCTCAGCCCTACACATGCGCGTTGGGGCTGCGGCGCGAGACTTCATCAGCCGGACAATCGAAAGGAGGTGCCCAATGCGCACCCTGACTGAACACCGCGTCAACGCGGCGAACGACCGTCTTCAAATCACCGTGGCTGATGAGCCCGGCGCTGGTGGCGCGAGCCACTACTACGTCGTGAGCGGCTATGATCCGAAGGCGAACCCCTCGGTTCTGTCGCTTGGCGCCCCCGCCGGCCCGCACATCGGCATCCTGTTTCAGAACGGCCCGATCAGCGAGGCCGGCATCAACGGTGTGACCCACGAGGCGCTGCTCGCCATTCTGATCGATCGGATGCGTAGCTTCCAAACTGGCCCGTATTCGTGCCGTGAAAACGCGCTCGCCCTGACCAAGCTGGAAGAGGCCCAGATGTGGCTCCTTCAGCGGACCCGCGCCCGCATGTCGCGCGGCGTCGAGGGAGCCCACAAGGTCTAGGCCGCCCTATCGCGCCGGCTCAATCACGAGTCGGCGCGATGCCTTCTGACCATCTCTCCTAAGCGACATTCCGCCGCCCTGATAATGGCGGGATGTCTAGAAACACTCGACCCGCCACCCGCCTCTCGGTCGCCCTGCAGATCGCCCGCCTAATCAGGGTCGTCTGCGAGATCATTTCCTGGCTCCGCGACAATTGGCCGTGACCCCAACCCCGGAACACCTATGACCCCCGAAGAGATCCGCCTGAAGGCTCTGACTCTGGCGACCAACAACGGGCAGACGAAAGCGGCCTCGCCGGAAGACATCGTGAAGCGCGCCCGCGCCTACGTCGAGTTCATCGAGGAGCGCGCCGGTCTCTCTGCTGGTCTCCGTCGCGCCATCGACGCCGCGTCGCAGCCCGAAGACGCGCAGACCTGGGCCGGCTTCAACAAGCGAAAGTCTGCCGAGGCCCACGCCGAACGCATGGCGACGCTTCACGCGCTTCACGGCGCAATTGAGAGCGACCCCATCCAGATGGCCCGCAAGGCGCTGTATGATGTGGGCGGGATTGAGCTGAGAGCGATGGACTTGGGCGGCGCCATGGGCCGAATGGTCCCGATGATCCCCAACGATCCCACCCTGCGAGCCCGCGCCGACGCCTACAACGCCCTGGCCGATCTTCACGCCAAGCAGTCAGCCGAAGTGTTCCACATCGCCCGCCGCGCCGACATCGGCAAGCAGACCGGCGCCAGCGACTTCCTGCGAGCCTAACCCCATCAACCACCCACCGCCAGGACATCCGCAAGGATCTGGCTAAGGACCGCCATGGACCTTCCCACCCGCATCCGTGATCTCCGCAGCCTTCCCGAATCCACCGATTGGGAAGAGGCCGTCGAGACGATCCTTCTGGAGATGGCCGAGCGCCTAGCCAAAAGCGAATTGCTCCGGGCAGACTACACTCGCAAGACGCAGGAGCTTGCACGCCTCGGCCGGCTCATCCCCATGTACAGCGCCCACACCCAAGCCTCTGAGGCCACACCATGACCGAAGAGACCAAGCGGCCGTATCCCGACGCCGCGCTGCTCGATCCGGTCGCGCCTGACGCCTTTCAGCCTGACCCCGCTCTAGCGCAATGGCTGATGGACACATTCATCGCCGATGACGCGCGGCTTCTCAATGGCGACCACAGCCACCTTCGCTTCGCCAACATCGGCTGCCTTTGGACCAACGTCGGCAACAGCCGCCAACAACGCCGCATCGTCGGGCAATGTGAACTAGGCCAGCCCCGAGCCATGCAAGGCAAGTGGGGCAAGGCTCGCCAGGAGATTCAGGTGCGGGAATGGTTCGGCGACGTGCCGGACTTCATTCTGACTTTCGATGCTGGCTATGCGGCGAGCTGTAGCGACGCAGAGTTCTGCGCCCTGGTCGAGCACGAACTCTATCACGCCGGCCAGGAGCGAGACGACTTCGGCCAGCCCAAATTCACCCGCGAAGGCCGTCCCAAGTTCGCTATGAGGGGCCATGATGTCGAGGAGTTCGTCGGCGTGGTCCGACGCTACGGCGCTTCTGCGTCAGGCGTGGCTGAACTCGTAGAAGCCGCCAAGCGTGGCCCACAAATCGCCGCCGTAAGCATTTCTCAGGTTTGTGGGACTTGCGCGCTTAGGGCCGCATAAGTCTTGAGGATAGCCTGATGGCAGAGCGTGGAGAGGCGAAGCTCACCGAAGAAGCCCGTGCCTATGTGGTTCAGGCCCTGGCCTGCTACGACGCGCCGTCTGTCGTGCGCGAGGCGGTCAAGAAAGAATTTGGCCTCACGATTACACCGCAGGCCGTCGAGGCATACGATCCAACCAAGCGAGCCGGCGCCAAGCTTTCCGAGAAGTGGAAGGTGTTGTTTGAGCGCACCCGCGAGGTCTTCCTTGAGGACACGGCCCGCATCGGAATTTCTCACCGCGCCGTTCGCCTCCGCGCCCTTCAGCGTATGGTCGACAAGGCCGAGAACATGAGCAACCTCGCTCTGGCCTCTCAACTGCTGGAGCAGGCGGCCAAAGAGGTCGGCGGGCACTACACGAACAAGCGCGAGTTCAGCGGCCCGAACGGCGGCCCGATCCAGACCTACGACCTGTCGAAGGCGGATGATGACGACCTGAAGAAGCTTGAGGCGTTGCTGGCTAAGGTGGCGCCGGAATGAGCGCGTCGGGGTTCTTCCTGAGCCAGGTACATCTCGCAGGCTACACCGAGGGGTTTCGCCAGCGGAACGATCAGCTCCCGACCTGACCCCTCCACCGGGAGGGATGTAATACATCCTCTGGCCTAGGGCCGAACCTGCAAGCCCCGTCGAGATGACGCGGCGTTTCCCTGTGATGGAGGTCCGCCATGCCGGCCTATCGCGACCCCGAATCCCGACAGATCGTCTATCCGGATCGGTCCTTTCCCGGGGACCTTCCGCAGACCCTGGCCTATGACGGCTCTGGCAACCTCTCGACCATCACCGTCACGGATGGGACGAACACCTGGGTCCAGACCCTGACCTACACTGATGGAAACCTGACGGGCGTCAGCGCCTGGGTGAAGCAATGAGTGGGGTTCTTCGCACGCTGGGCGGGGATTTGGTGGTTGTCGATAACGCGGCGCGAGAGGGGGCGCTTGGAACGACCATCGCCAGCGTCGCGGCAGATGAGCCCGAAGACTTCGGCGCGATTGTCCTGCGCGACAGCAACGACGCGGCCCTGATCGGCCAGGCCGCTGACGGTTCGGTCTCGCTGCGCCTTTCGCTGTGGAGCCTGAACAACGCCCAGCTTCACGCTTCCGCCGCGGAGGTGCGTGGGGCGTTTGGCCAATACAATGTGCTCCGCAGCACGACAACGGTGGATCCGGTGAGCGGCCAGCCGACGCAGGTTCGCTTTTTCAGCTACGACGACGCGGACGGGCAAACTTACAACGCACTGCAAAAGCGGGTGAGCTTCACCGATACGGCGCTGATCGACGGCAACGAGCCGCTTCCGATCTATGCCGTCTACGGTCAATCCAACGTCAGCGACGTTTTCGGCGGCGCTCCGGTGGAGACGGCTGCGCGATATCCCACCAAGCATGTCATGTTCTCCGCCAACAGCGCCTTCAACGGCGCGTCGAGCGCGGTGTTGGATGGCTCGACCCAGCAAGACATCCTGCCCGCGTCGGACGCTGGGCGCACATCGCAGTCGCTTTTCATTATGGCTGCGACGGCGCAGGAAGCGCTGGGCGTTGCTGCTGAGGAACGTTCGCAGGGCGGCCTGCATCTCTGCGTCTTCGAGGGTGGCCAGCAGCTCCCCGCCTTCGAGCAGGGGACCAACAACTATACCAACCTGATGACCGCCTACGAGCGCGCCGTAGAGGTCGCGGCCGACTATGGCCGGAGCGCACAGGTCAAGATCCTGACCTTGGTGCAGGGCGAGGCCGGGCCGTTCACGCGCTCGACATACGACACAACCCTGCAGGCGATCGTCGGCGATCTCGTGACGGACATCAAGGCCATAACGGGCCAGGTTGCCGATCCCTGCGTGTTCGTTTGGCAGACCAATATTGGCGCCGCCGCGACGGCCAACGAGGCCCAGCTGGGTCAGTGGGACGCGACGGAGGCGCTGACTTCCACCACCCGACTTGTCGGCCCGATGTATCAGTTCCCCCTGGTTGATGAGGGCGCCACAGATATTCACCTGACTGCCGCGTCTCGCATGATGCAGGGCGCTACGGAGGCTGATGCTCGACGCCGCTACCTGGCTGACGATTTCACGCCGGTTAAGCCTGTCTCGGCCATCCGGTCGGGCACAACCGTGGTGGTCACCTTCGATGGCCCAGGCGCGCTGTCCTTCGACGCGGATTGGGTCCTGGCGGCGACGGACTATGGCTTTGGCTGGGAGGGCGCGTCTGCGACCATCTCGTCCGTCACAATCACTGACACGCTTGAGGTGACCATCGAGCTGTCCACGGGCGAGGCCGGGGTTCTCACCTATGCAAGGACCCGAGACGACCAGAACACGTGGGCGAGCCGCCGCGGCCAGTTGATGCACCAGACCTCGACGGTGAATCCCTTCTACACGCTGGGATACACCGTGCCGCAGTATATCCGCCACTACTGCATCGTCTTCGAAATGGATGTGTCCTGATGGCTCTGGTTTACAATGGCGCCGTGAGCCGGGCTGGGGCGCCGGCCCCTGGGTATCTCGCGGCGCTGCTCGCCATCCCTGGCGCGCTGCACGTCTTCGACGCTGAGCACGTCACTCTGTCCGGGAGCGACATCGCGACCATGACGGACCTGTCGGGCTCTGGCCAGACGCTTGTTTTTCCATCCGGTCAGCGCCCGGCCCTGATCTCGGACGCTTTAAGCGGCCGGCCAGTGGCGCGTTTTTCCCGGTCGGATCAGGACACGGGCACGCTCAGCGGCGACCAACCTGACCTTGCCGCCGCGTACACGCGCGTTCTGGTGTTCAAGCCGTCGACGCCATCGGCGGACTGGACCATTGACGGCCGCTACACCGACGCCTCAAACCAAGACACCTTCCGGTGGGCGAACGCCGCAGCCAAGTGGCGCCACCGGCGCGGGACAACCGACTTCGACATCGAGGGGATTGTCCCGGATCGGTGGAACACCGTCATGCTTGGTTTCGACGGGACCAATGTGCGCGACCGCGCCAACACCACGAGCATGACCACTCAGGCGTCCAGCGGCGCGGTTGGGAGCGGGGCCTATCGGATCGCCACGACAAATTCCGCCGCGCAGGCGCCCGAGATGGATTTGGCGATGGTCGCGGTGTTCGAAGCTTGCATCGTCAATGATGCTGATGCTCTCGCCGCCGTAGCGGCCTACGTCGGCGTCAAGTACGGGCTTCCGCTCTAGCTCTCCGTCCACTTAGCCAACGCGCTCTCACCGCGCCTGGTCAGAAAATAGCCGTTACCGCCGACGCCGTCGTGGCGGATCAGCCCAAGCCGCTCAGCCTCTTGAACGGCGACGGGGGCCGCATCCGTTTCTGATACCCATCCGCCGGACTCGGCCATGCGCTGCAGTAGAGCCCCGCAAGCGCCTGGCGCCTCAGGAACGGGCTTAGCCTCCGAGGCTATCGCCCAAGCGCAGAAATGCACACCTACGACGACAATGACGGCAATGGCGGCGAAGCGGGCGAGAACGTCAGAGTCCAAGTCGATTGCTCCGTTTTTGGTAGCATTGCCAAGCCTTACCGCAGCCTAGACGATTAGCAAGCCCGCCTAGGTCAGACATACAGCGCCAGGAGCCCTGAGAGAGGGGCGGGGTGCATCCACCGCTATCGAAAGGGGTCGATCCAATGATCTCGGCTCTTCTCCTGATCCCGCTTTACGCCCTGGCCGATCGCTTCGCCGGGGGCGGCGCGCCGAAGCTCGATGCGGTCCTGCCGGGCCGTGGGCTAGCCTGGGCGGCTTTGGCGTGCGCCGTGGTGGGTTGGCTCATCGCCGGCCTTCCTGGCGCTCTCCTGGCCCTCGTGTGGGGCGTCTATCGCTCATTGCCGTGGAAGGCGCTGGGCGGTCGGCTTGATCCCCGCCACGCGACGGACATTCCCGGCGTGTTGGCTCGTCATGCCATCGTGATACCAGGCGTGATCGTGATTGCAGTTGGCGGTGTGCTGGGCGACCCCATCACTGCGGCTGCGGCCTCAATCGGCTTCGCCATCGCCGCAACGGTCATCGCCTTTGCATATGGCCGAGCCATCGCCGATCTGGAAGCCAGAGGCGACCCTGAAAGCAACCAGAACACGGTCGCCGAACTCGCCCGCGGCGCGGCTTACGGCGCGATGTGCTTCGCGATATTGGCGGCCTGAACCATGCGCATCCAAGTCCTGGCCCGCGGCGGCCTGTCGGTCTACGGCGCCGACTACGACGCCAAGCGCAACGCTGCGACGATCAACCCCCTTGAGGGCGAGACGACGCCGGTCCTGATCGAGTACCCAGGCGCGCCGACATCGGTCACGACCGAAGGCAGCGGGCTTAGCGCCACGACCCCGACCGTCTCGGGATCTCAGCTCTCCACCACCATTAGCGGCGAGCGCGGCTATGTGGACATCACCGCGACCTTTGGAGGGGCGCGAAAGACTATCCGCATTCAGTCCGGCCGCGTGGTTGATGACGACTATGGCATCCCGCTAGACGACTTCAACTGATCCCCGATGGCGATTAGTGCAAGCCGCCTGCCGACCCTTGAAGAGGTGAGGGCGGAACGGGCTAGGCGCGCGGCGCTGTGGAAGCCTCGGGACTATCAGCGGCCGCTCTGGGATTATCTCTTGGCTGGAGGCCGGCGAGCCGACGTCGCGGCGCATCGGCGTTGGGGCAAGGATGACGTAGCCCTGGCTTGGGCCAAGGAAGCGTCACAGCGCAGGGTCGGGGTCTACTGGCACATGCTGCCGGAAGCCGCTCAGGCCCGCAAAGCCATCTGGGATGCGGTCAACCCGCACACCGGCAAGCGGCGCATCTACGAAGCGTTCGGCGAGCTGATGGACGGCGCCGAGATCCGCAACACCGACATGTTCATCCGGTTCAAGAACGGATCGACATGGCAGGTTGTGGGGTCGGACAACTTCGACAGCCTGGTGGGCTCGCCGCCCATCGGGGTGGTCTTCTCCGAGTGGGCCATCGCCAAGCCCGACGCCTGGACCTACATCCGCCCGATCCTGGCCGAAAACGGCGGCTGGGCCATCTTCATCTGGACGCCGCGTGGTCGGAACCATGCCGTCAGGGCATTCGAGGCCCGCGAGCGCGATCCGACGTGGTTCACGCAGCGGTCAACGGCCCTTCAGACCAGCGTCTTCACCATCGAACAACTGGACAAGGAGCGCCAGGAGTTCATCGACGAAACCGGGTCCGAGGAAGAGGGCGACGCCAAGTTCCGCCAAGAATACCTGGTGGACTTCGACGCCGCGGTTCCCGGCTCCTACTACGGGACCGAACTGAAGAAGGCCCTGGACGAGGGGCGCATCACCGACGTTCCGCACATCGCCAGTATGCCGGTGGACACCGCATGGGACATCGGGGTCGATGACTACACCGCGATCTGGTTCTTTCAGGACAACGGCAAGCGCGTCCGGGCCATCGACTATTTCGAGACCAACGGTGAGGGCGTCGAGGCCATTGTCCGCACCGCCATGCCGGAGCTTATCCCCGATCCGGTGGAGCGGGCCGAAGCGCTGGCGAAGCTCGGACGAACACAGCCCTACACCTATCGGAACCACTTCCTGCCCCACGACGTGAAGGTCCGGGAGTGGGGCGCCGGCGCAAAGACCCGGCTGCAAACCCTCCAAGGCTTCGGCGTCAAGCCGGTGCGGGTCGGTGTGCAGCAGGGGCCAGCCGAGCGGATCAACGCCCTGCGACGCCTCCTGCCGGTCATGTCGTTCGATGCGCACCGCTGCGCCGTTGGCCTCGACCGCCTGAGAAACTACCGCAAGCGTTGGAACCGCTCACTGGCGGCCTTCACCGAGCCCCTGCACGACGACAATTCCCACGGGTCCGACGCGGCCGGCGAATACGCCGTGAACAGCGCGATCATCCCGATGGTCAAACCACAACCGGCGCCGCCTCGCGACCGCTGGTCTCAGGCCGATCAATCAGGAGGGAGGGCAGATTGGAAGACAGCTTGAACAATCCCGCCTCTGAAGGCCAGCCCGACAACCTTCCGGCCCTGATCCAGATGTACGAGGCCGCGGAAGAGGCGAGCTACACCGCCCGGACCAAGGCCGAGCGCGACCGGGACTATGTGGACAACAAGCAGTTGACCGACGAGGAGGTCAACACCCTCCGCACCCGTGGTCAGCCGCCTATCGTCCTGAACGTGCTCCGCGCCCGCGCCTCGTTCCTGGGTGGGATGGAAAAGCGCCAGCGCCGCGATCCGAAGGCCTGGCCGCGGAACAACCCGAACGACGTCGGGGCCGCGGAAGCCTTCACCGATGGGATGCGCTACGTCATCGACAAGGCGGACTATCCCTCGGCCCGTTCGCAGGCGTGGAAGAACATTATCGTCGAGGGCTTCGCCGGCCTGGAGATCGCCGCGCTTCAGAAGCGAAATGGCGACATCGAGTTTCACATCAAGCGCATCCAGTGGGATCGCCTGTTCTATGATCCGCACTCCAGCGAGCCTGACTTCAGCGACGCGCGATATCTCGGCCAAGTCGTCTGGATGGACTATGAGGACGCACTGGCCCGCGCCGTCGCCAACGGCATGGACGAGGCTCAGGCTCGCACCATCCTTGAGGCGACCATTGAGACCGCGCCCGGTCCAGGCCGGACCTATGACGACAAGCCGCGCTACACGGTGTGGGCTGATGGCCGCCGCAAGCGGGTCCGCATGGTCTATATCTGGCACCGCACCACGCGGGGTTGGACCTATTGCGAGTTCACCCGCGGCGGCAAGCTGTACGAGGCGACCGACCCGTATGTGGACCAGGACGGCGAGGGCTACTGCCCCTGGGTGATCGAGAGCGCCAACGTCGATCGGGACAACAACCGATACGGCGAGATGCGCCACCTGATCGATCCCCAGGACGAGATCAATAAGCGCCGGTCCAAGGCGCAGCACCTTCTGAACGTCACTCAAGTCGTCGCCGAGAAGGGCGCGGTGGATGACGTCAACCAAGCCCGTCGCGAACTTGCCCGCCCGGATGGCTGGATCGAAACCAACGTCGGCGCAGCGCTCAAGATCGACCGCGGCCTGGACCTGTCCATGGGGCAGACCCAGATGGGTATGCAGGCCATGGCCTATATCCAGGAGGCTGGTCCTAACCAGGCGCTTCTGGGCAAGGGCGTCTCCGATCAGTCGGGCCGCGCTATCGAGGCGCAACAGGCCGGCGGTCTGGTCGAGCAGTCGGATCTGATGGACACCCTGCGCCGGATGGACTGGCGCGTGTTCAATATCGTCGCATCGATGATGAAGCAGTTCTGGACCGCCGAGAAATGGGTCCGCGTCACGGATGATGAAGACAGCCCAAAATGGGTTGGGCTCAACGCGCAACAGTGGATGGACCCTCAGACCGGCATCACCGGGACGCAGGACGAATGGCGCCGGGCAGCCGAACAGGGCATCCGCCCCGGCAATCTGGTCCCGGCCGTCGATCCGCAGACCGGCCAGCCCATGGTCGCCAACGACATGGCGCGGCTCGATATGGACATCATCGTCTCCGATGCGCCGGACACGATCAACCAGAGCGGAGAGCATTACGGGGCGTTCGTCGAGCTGCTCGGTTCGAACCTTCCCCCGCCGTTCCTCAAGATCGCGCTGGAGATGCACCCGGGCCTGCCGTCCAAACGCAAGGCTCAACTGCTGGAAATGCTGGATCAAGCCGGCCAGCAACCGCAGGACCCGAACGCCGACGACGCAACCCGTCTCGCTCGCGAGATGGCCGAGGCCAAGGTCGCCGCGACGCGGGCCGGGGCCTATTCGCAACTCGCGTCCGGCGCCGAGAAGCTGGCCCGCATCGGCGTGGCCGTCGATATGCCTGACATGCAAGCCGGGATGACGGACGCGCCTCAGGCCCCTCCGCAGGGCCAACCCCAAGGTCCGGGCGGCGTGCCTATGCCTCAGGGCATGGAAAGCGCTGGCGGGGCTCCTATGGGGCCTGACGGCGGCGTTCCGATGCCTCCCCAGCCGCAGGAGGCCCCGATGGCGGGGCTTATGGGTGGTGAGCCGAGGATGGTGGCCTAAAACATTCCCGGTTCGCGCCACCAAGTCCCGGCGCGATCTCGCCAGTAACCCATCAGGTCGTCATCCTCGATGATCTCAGGCGACAGGCGGATTGGAAGCAAGCCGCCATCGGGACCGCGTTCGTTCTCAAGCTGGCTCTTGACGCCAAGGCCCGCCAGTTCGGCGTCGGTCATGTCTTTCGGGCGCTTGGTTGGGGTCATTGGCCGGCTCGCTCGGCAAGGATCTTCCGGGCCGCTTCGTTGT